AACTTCAATATCTTGTGCTGTACCGTCGCCACGTTTTACACGACTAACTGCTTGACGGATACCTTGAACCGTTACAGGGTGCATCTTAGAATGGTTATTTACTACGTAATCTGCAACTGCTGATACGTGCTTCGTAGCATCGAACTCTTCTTCCTGTGGTTCTTCAGCAGCAGGTTCTTCTTCCCCAGTCTGTGGCTCGATTTCAGGAATACCGTTAGATTTAGAGATGAACTCTACAGATTTACCTTCTAACTCTTCTTCCTCTTCTTCCACAGGTTTCTCTGCTGATTTTGCAACCTCTTCTTCAACCTCTGTAACTTCAGCTTCAGGTTCAACAGCAGGTTCTTCAGCTACTGGTTCTTCAGCAGGTTTTTCTGCTGACTTCTCTAACTTCTCAGTTAGAACAGTGATAGACTTCATTACGTTTGTTAGGGTAACTTTAATACCTTCAACATCACCTAATAATGAACCTTGTGACTTAACGATTGCTTCAAAAGCTGCTAAGAACTCTTCGCCTGTAGGAGCTGTAACTTCTTCAGACTTCTTAACTTTTTCGTCCTTATCTTCGCCTTTGTCCTTATCGTCTTTTTTGTCCTTATCCTTGTCTTTACCTTTGTCTTTGCCCTTATCTTCGTCTTCTTCTTTCTTAGACTTTTCTACTGGTTCTTCAGCTTCAGGCTCAACCTCAGGTTCAACTTCAGGCTCCTTGTTTTCAGGTTCTGCAACAGGCTCCTCTGTAACTGGTTCCTTAACTTCAGGTTCCGCAACTGGTTCAGCTTGTGGTACTACTGTTTCAGGCTCCTGTACTGGTGCAGCAGGTTCCTGTACGGGAATGTTATCTACATTGTCCTCAGGTTTGTTTGCAGACTTTTCTAAATGTTCAGTTAATTTAGCGAATGATTTTTCGTTAGCCATTATGAAACTCCTTCCTATTGTTCGGACATTTTAGTCATCTCAGCTAGAACTTCCTTAGCTTGAGCTCTTGAATATCCCTTTGAAATTTGTAAGAATAGAATAGCGCTATCATCAGTGTATCTGTCCATAGCATCTAAGTAGTTACCTACTTCGCCCCACACATTCTTGAACTCTTCCTGATCTGTTTCCTTCAGTGCCCAAGATAAGTTGTATAAACTTCTCGCCAGGCTGTCAGGATTCAATGCAGCAACGCCTATACTCTCTTCAGGTGTCATTGCATACCCAACTTGGAAACTCTTCATGAAAGCGTCCCAAACAGCGTTAGGATTAGCAGGATTTGTTGTAACCGCTACGTTAGTAACGTATGTACTCTTGATAATACGAGGATCGTTTTTATCACGAGCTCTAGCAAAACCTTCGATAGAGAATCCAATCTTACGGTCAATACCTGACTTTTGGATGTTAGTTGCTAGGTTCCATATGCTTTTAGCATATGGGTTGTTTTTGTATAACTTCCCTTCGACATACAATCCGACATCATCTACATGAGTACCCTCAGTAGGGACACCAATCTTATACTCTTCACCTTGATAGTGCTCATAGTTTAAGTAACCATGAGTAATCAAGTGACTGATATCGATTCCTCTTGGGTCAACAATATCATCTTGTAAATCAAGGTCAGGAGTTGTAGCATAACCTCTTAGGCACCAAGATTTACCGCTAGGGTCTTCATTACTTTTACTGATAGACTCTTCTAGGTCGATCGGTACGAAAAGGTTAACTTTATTTGTCAAGGGGTTAATAATGTTTGTCATAGGGTATCCTCCCCTCTAAGTGGTAATTTGCTGTTATTAATATAACAGAAGCACCACTTAGTTGAGGATTTTTATGATAACGTTTCCTTGCGCTTGTCAATTTGATACAGACGTTTACCATCGATTACCCCTTGCAGGTACTCTTTAGTATCGTCACCTTCGCAGCCGAACTTAGGAAGCTTATTGTACTTAGCGATTCTGTAACCATCATTTAAACCTTTTTTATAGTTAGTGAGAGCCATTAGTCACCTTTCCCTCCTTGCTTCATAGAGTTCGTGTTCTTAGCGCCCTTTAGTTGACCGTCTTTACCTACGTCTTTGTTAAAGGAACCTTTACCATTAACATTGCTAGAGTCACCATTCATCCCTTTTTGTTCTGCCTGGGATTTTTCCTCTTTCGCTGTTTGGGCAGGTTTGCTTCCTGGAACTTGTCCATTAGGAGTCATAGCCATTTGTTTTTCCATCATCTCTTTTTGTAGTAATTGACCTAAACGTTGTACGTGAACACCTGCAAGAGTTACGTCTCCACCTTCGATAGGAGGATAGCCTAGCTCGTTACGAATGTCATTGATTGTTAATCCGATCATAGCTTTTGCTTCCAGGATTTCAATGATTTCAC